TTAAAAGTTGTAAATTTGGAACTTCTGGGGGCATTATGAATGCGGATAGTATATCTACAACCATAGATGGAGTTACTTATAAAATATGTAACTCCGGGAAAAAGATTTTTTTGATAGCGGCTGCAATGGGAGAGTTGCATACTATAATTGTTCATCTTGCACATGATAAAATGTATGTGTTTCAGCCATACAATGTTACTAAGTTAAAAGGAGAGTTTAAATATATGTTCGATAAAGCATTAGAAAAAATTCCTGAGGCATTGTTTCGAGTGAGAGAGTTTTTCATACCCTCGCTCACACTGACTCTTTTATCAGATTTGATTCATAAATACCGCATGTTGATAGAACGTGGCGATGTCATTACAATTGGAGTCACCCCTTGGCACGGAGGTTGGTGGCAGTTGGCAGTCGCTTTAGGATACGACAATCCAGACTTGTTTTTTGTAGACGGAGATATTAAAGGTTTGGATAAGCATATTACTGATTGGCAGTTGTTGTTGTATCTATCTTCAGGTTCTCGGTATTATGATTGGAATGGAATGAATAAATCACAACGTACATTATTGAAACGCCTTTATCAGCTGTTGTTATATCATGTTACTAATAAAATAACGTTACAGCCAGGAACGTTTTGGCGCCTTATTCGGGGAGTTATGTACTCGGGGGGCAAAGAAACTTCACATGGTGATTCTTGGATTATGGGTTTAATTTTTTTTATGTATGTCGAGCATATCCGACAGACCCATCCTACAGATGCTCCTTTTATTAAGCAGTGTTTGGTAATGCGTTTTATAGCAATCATAATATATGGGGACGATCATGTGTGGTCAGCACCAAAATCACTAAGACATATCCTTAATGCCGCATCCTTTGCGAGATTTTTAAAGGAATTCTTAGGGATGGAACTTCGAGACTTTCGTGAGTACGACTCATTTTTAAGCGTAGTCGATCACTCCACCGGACAAATGCGCTATAGGGGCCCTAAATTTCTTAAACGATATTGGGTTTCTAGTGGAGATTTCGATATTCCAGGTGCTGCGCCAGTCCTTCCTTACAAATATTATTTAGAACCTATAGTTCGCTGTTGTACCGTGACAGAGGAAGAAGATTATTTTGGCTTAATGTTAAAATGCATAGGTCAAGCTTGGGATACTTTGGGTACCAATGAGATAGCTTATAGAGCTATAGAAGCTATTTATGAATGGGCATCCACAAAAACCGGAGGAAAAACTCCGCGTCAATTATATGAGGAATGGAGGGTAGATCCTACTAAGGCTAAGTTTTTAGCTTCTCTTGCAAAGAAATCTACTATGAAAGAAGCTGAATTTTTTGAATCTTTCCCTCCATTTGAATTTTTACAATCTCGTCATGAGTTTATACCTGATTTATGTAATAACCGACCTTTGGTATATAGGCCTCATGACTTTGACGATCCCAATTATTAATTAAAAA